TGATAGGCGCCGAGCGCGCCGGTGTCCTTATTGACGGCCCCATAGTTTCCGCTGGATTCCTGCGCCTTGAACAGCGGGCGCGCAGTTTCGACGGTAAGAGGAGTACCGGGCGTTGCCGGAACACTGGGGGCTATGCCCTGTCCTGTGCCGGGCATCCCTCTTGGCGGCGTCGGATAGATCACGTCCGAACCGCCATCTCCACGGCGCACGACAAGCGGCTTCGGCGTCATCGGGTTTTCGCCGAGCAACCTACCCGTGTTCTTGTCGCGAAGCTGGGCACCTTGGGCCAGCACGACGCCTTCCGCAGCCTTCTGGCCGATAATGTCGATCAGGGCAGGATTTGCGACGATCGCCGCGCGGTACTGCGCCTTTTCCTGTGGTGACATGCCGAGCGTGTCGAGAATGCCACCTTGGTCAAGATGATCGTAGGCCGATCCTACATCGCCTCCGCTGTCACGAACCTTGCGCAACATGTCTGTCGCACCCGTGATAGCTCCCAAGGCACGCTTGCGGCTTTCCTCCTGCATGGCGGCCATAGCCGCCCGCTGCTGCGTAAGCTGCTGCTGAAGCCCGATCGCAGCAGGCGCATCGACCGCCATGAAGTTCTTAACAGCCGTATCCGGGTCCTGGCCGTATCCGGCCAAGGCGTTTTGCGTCGCACGCTGCAATTTATCGGCATGCGCGCGGTCATATCCGGCCGCCGCCGCTCCTGCCCAAGGGCCAAGCGCGCTATAGTCTGTTGCCATTTAAGCCGCCCCTAGATGAAGAAACCAGCGATCTGAGAAGCGCCGCTGGTGATACCTTGCCACTTGCCCTCTTCCGCCTTGGCAGCGTTCGGTGCTGCGGCCGATCCGGCGCCGACAATCGAATTTCCAGCGCTCAACCCTTGGCTGGACAAGCCGGCAAGCTGCGCCAAATAGTTGTTGAAATACTGCTGCCCGAGCCCCTGCCCGTAATTCGTCAGGGCCTTGGCGGTCGCCCCGCTCCCCAACAGCCCGCGCGCAGCCGCATTGCCTGTGATCGCCTTGGAGCCTTGATCCAGCGTAAAGTTGTATCCGGACGAGCCAAGGTAGTTGTTCAGTCCGGTATTGAACCCAGATGCATCGCCACCAACCCCAAGAGCCCCAGCAAGCATGCTGTTCGCGTTCGCGCCGGTCCCGAGATAGTTGGTTAGCGGAGAGGACTTCGCGTAGTCGAACGCTTGGTTCGCCACCTTCTTGGTGGAATTGCCGCCGAAGATCGACCCAATGCCCCCGATGATCCCGCTGACGAGACTACCCATTAATTCACCTTTCGAAGTCGGCGCGGGCGAGCATGAACAGCTCGTGCGGCCCTCTGATCGTTTCAATTATGCCCAGCGAACGGCACCCGAGCTTGCGGGTGAACCAGCGCGACGCCTTGCGCTCCGTGGGAATCATGCCCTTGATGACGCGAGCGCCGTAGAGATCGAACATTGCAGCCAGCATGTCGGCGCCAAGATCGAGGGCTTTCCTGCCCCGCGCCACAAACAGCCAATGCGCCTCGAAAACGTGTGACCCGAACGACCCGAACAGGCCAACGCTAGAGCCATCTGTCAGGGCGACGTTGCTTGGGCTTGCGATCCAGTCCGGAGCGTCGAAGCCATAATCCAGTGAGGCTATCTCAGGGCGTTTCAGTAGCGACAACAGAGGGCTTGCATCGCGCAAGCGCCAAATCTCCATCATTTGAACATCGTCAGGATGGCTTGATAATTTCCGGTCCCAGCCACGCTGTAACTGAATGTAGCCGATACGCCCCCCAAACCGGACGGAGATGCCGCAGTCAGAACGCCGCTAGCCTCAGTTGCTGTCACGGTTTGAAGGCCAGACCCTAGCGAAACAGTATCGGTAGAACCGGGAGTGCTGCGGTTGCTGCCAAAATATAAATTCAGATCAGTTAACTGTCCTGCACCATCTGTGTTCAAACCTATTGTAGATGATCCTGATCCGTTTCTAGAGGCGACAGGAGTGCCCCTTATCTGGCAATATCCGACGAGAGTAACAAGACAAACCACTCCGTTATATGCACCGCCGGTGGTTACTGTAACACTACCTGTTGTGATATCCGCCGCTGATAAAACCTTGAGAAATATAGCTCCATTGAAATTTGATCCGGCGAGATTGCTTATAGTAGACCATCCAGCGGGCGCATTATAATTATACCCGTGACCACCGAAGAAAATTACGGTGTCTCCTGCGATGGTCCCGGTAGGCCAAGTGATCGTATATGAAGAAGCGCTTGATGAGCTTATCTTACTAGCCCTGACGACGGGAGTTCCCCCCCCGCCGCCGCCACCGCTTACCGCAACGTTGGCTACTGCAGTAATTCGGCCCTGCTGATCCACCGTGATCTGCGCGACATGCGTGGAGTCGCCATATGTGCCCGGCGTAACCGCCGTATCGGCAAGCCTTACTTGATCGCTGGCGATCGTTAGACCCGTGCCCGTATTGACGTCGAACGTACTATTCGCAGCCAGCGTACCGCCACCACTTAAGCCATTGCCCGCGATCACCGACCTTGCGGTTGCCCAATCATCAATAAGCTGCTGCGCCTGTGCCGCCGTGATCCCGGCGGTTATATCGATCTGCCGCTGCTGCGCCCACTTGATGAAATAGAGCGTCGGGAAGCCGTTGCCGTCAACGATCTGGAAATTCTGAGCGAGTGGCTGGAGGTCACCCGGCATTGTCGTTCATGTCCATGCCGTCGATACGCGTGAACACGCCGTTATCCGTGATCCGGAAGACGCGGCCCGGCGAACTCATCAGGCCGAGCGACAGCCATTCGTATGGGTCTTCTTGCTGGTAATCAGCCGGGACTGTGATCGTGCCCTGATTGTCGAACGTGCGTGCGTCATCGTCGCTCGTTTCCAACGTGACGCCGGGCGTGAAGTCAGTTGCGGTCAGGCCGTAATTATCGCCGGCCAGAAATATCCCGTAGCACGGCACCGAATCGCGACCCCTAAGGGTAACCTCTCCGGTAACGATCCTATCGAACGGGATTTGCTGTGCCGGCGCTTCGCTGTCTGGAGCCTCATCATAGGGCAGAAGCGGATCGAGGAACCAGAGCAGGCCCCACGTATCATCCCCGACGATGACGTTAGACCCATAGTCCGTCGCGAATTTCTGGCCCCCGATCCAGTTCATGCCTGTGTTGGCGCGCCAAAACGGAAGATCAGCCCCGCACCATTCCGACCATTGTTTGGAGAAGGTATCATAGACCAGCGTCGTGAAGTCGCCCAGGCGAAGGACGTAGAAATCGTGCCCGTCCATCGTGTAGGTCCACGCGCGCAATTGAGGTTGCGCAACGCGACCGCGCCACAACACGGTTACATATGCGGCCGATGACCTGACTTCGTTCGATGTCTGCATGAGCGTCGTGACGTAAGCCGACGATGCCAGAACGCCTGTTGTTGGGATATTGTAGAGGACACGCACGAACGCCTGGCTGGCCTGGACAGCGTTTGATGTTCCCGTCAGTGACGTGACATACGCACCAGATGCCCTGACTCCGGCAGTCGCGACCATTTAGACTGTCCGAGACTGCTTGAGCGACGCCGCGTTGAAACCGGTAGGAGTGAAGGGAATGCCGGTCGCGGGGTCTACCTCCATCACGTCCCACCAATAGGTTGGCGCGGTGGTAATGGGGCGATCGGTGCCAAGGCCGGTGCTGGCCCCCGAGACGATGCCCATCTGAGTGTTGCCGTCACCACCGTCGATCTTCCACGAGCGATTGACGAGGACGAGCCCTAGTACACTGGTCGCATCAGCAGGCAGATTGCCTAGACCAAAGACGTTCGACAGAGGGGTAGCGGCGCCGATATATGTCGTATCGACCGGAGGGTTGTTATCAAGAATCGACCATCCAACGGTTCCAGTTGAAGGAACCCACGTCAGGCTAGTGTCAGCGTTTGTGTCGATGTCTGTCATTTGGACAGACCCCAAGAAATCGTTGTTGCGTGTACCAGTCGTATCCCACACCGCAAGGTTCTTGTGAGATGTGCCGATTCCTCCGCTGTAAGATTTACTATAAGCAATTTGAGCAGAGGATGACAACGCGCTAGACTGCGTATTAGCTCCGGAAACCGATAGTACCGATGCTCTATTAACGCGCAGTTCGGCAGCGCCAGTAACGCTATTGACAGTTGGCTTCATCTCAATCCTGTGCCAAGCATTCGCTGTGACAACAGGGACTAGCGTAGTTGCTAGAGGAGTACCGTTTACGCCGCCTCTACGGATGGACATCGCGCCAGTCGTTTCAATTGAAAATGAAACCTGAGCAACGTTGGCGCTATCGCGAAATTCCCAACCTGGCAGGAAGCTTCCAAGCGTCGGAAGTTGGTCGCACCAGATGTTTGTCTGAAAGCCCATCGTGGCCTTCGAACCCCCTGGAAAGGGGAACCGATACAGTTCGTTATAATCCGTGTTCGGAGAGTGATGTAGAACCTTCTGTGTCGAAGTCGGGTCTGGATCGGCGATTAGGGTCGCGTTATGAACTTCGGCATAGATGCCGTTCAGCATCAGCGCCGTGTTGGTGCCATAACGATTCATCGTGTCAGCCCATTGCAGCATCAGACGTCTCCGGAAACCTTGGCCTGATAGGCAATCGCCTCACGAATCCGCTCTTCCACGCTGGGATTGCTGATCCGCTCGATGCCACCGGCAATTTGAAAAACACCGCCGTCAGAATCGACGGTGATCATGCTTTCTTTCACTTGGATCGCCGTTCCTGCCCATGTCCCGCGATCGAACGCGACGCCCTGCATCCGAAGGACGGGACTGTCGGCATTCCCTGTGAAGTACCAGACCTCCGTCGTATTCGAACCCGGCAACCAGAATTGATCGCCGAACACGACAACGGAGAAGATGGGGTCAGGGGCGCGCTCGGCCGTCGCGAAATTGAGCGGGTCGATCGTCGTCTCGCCCGGCTGTATCCAGAAGAACCGACCGTTGACGCCCTCACCCTGAGACGGGATCACCACGACATAAGAGGCAATATACCCGAGCGAGATCACGCCGACGTCATCAGGCGTCTCGACCGTAGTTACAGTGGGAGTTCCGCCCCCGGTCAGCGTTCCAGCGGTCCACGCAATAGAAGCACCCGTCTCCGTGGTGACAATGCCGTTGCCGAGCGCGCCAATCAGGACTGATTGGACTGAAACGAGCGTGGAGGACGCGGCGATCACGACGATATCGGTGTTGATTGTGAGCGCCGTGCTGTAATCCGTGCCGGCCGTTCCCGAAGCGCCCAGCGCAGCGGCGAAATTGGCCCATGAAAATGGATCGCTTGCACCCAAAGCAACCAGCCAAGGATCGGCATTGGTTCCGGCCGGCGCGCCAGCATTCACCGACCCGCTGGTGAACTTGTAATAGGTCGCGTTGATCCGGATTACGTCGTTGTTCGCGGGAGAGCCGCTTACCGTGCCCTTCGCGTAGCCGTTCTCGACATAGACCCAGAGGTTTCGGCCATCGGCGAGGAACATGTATTCGGGCGTGTCACCGATGTTCCCGGTTCCGGCCATGCTGACCGCAGAAGTACCCGGATTGAGGCCAGTCTGAAGGGCCGTGGCAGTGCCATTGCGATCCACGCGCCACCACACGTCATCAGAGACGACGAACGACGCGTCGTTGAAGCTACCAGGCTGCGAATAGATGCCGCGAATAGGACCGTTTCCAACGTACATGAACCGGCGAAGCCCCGGTCGGGACAGAAGCGCAGCTTGCGACGTCTGATCGGCTGGATTCGTCTCGTAATAGCGGTTGACGAACCGTAGTTCTGGCTCCTTGGCAACGCCGCGACGCCAGTCGGATCGACCGAGCGGTATGGCGACCATTAGCCCATCCATCCCAGGCCGGTGTTACGATACGGCCAGTAGAGATTGGCGTTGTAGACCTGTACCGTGGGCCGCAGGACGCCGATATCAGCCGGCGTGACCACCCGCTGCGCATAACGCGCGCGAAGCTGGTTCATCGACCGCTCCATCGCAGTCGCGGTTTCCTGCGTAATTTGGCGTCCGTAACGAGGGTTCAACCGCATCGCGAGCATCGTGATGAACGCGTCGTCATATTCGGGCGGAATGGGCAATTCGCTGTCGGCGGTCAGGCTGTCGATCCTGATCCAGTTGCCCAGATCCGCACGATACAGCCAAGCCCTGCTTTCGCCA